GGATTTTTAGGATTAAGTTGCTTAACCATAGGACCAAAGTTAACATAAAGAGAATCCGTATCGATTGCGATTACGTAATCAACATCTTTTGTTTTCATTACATCATTCATGGTATTATTCATTGTTCTTTCTGCCCACTGAATAGCGAGCTGGCCAGACAATGTAACACCTTCGGCGAGTCTTAGATCAAAGTATTTGAAGTATTGATTGCCTAGGGCGCCATAAAGAGAATTCATCAGGATCTTAATAGCCATTTGCTGATTATTGAGAGTGTTGATTTCTTTTTCAAGTTGATTTGTTTTTTCTTTTTGATAAGAACTTTCTGCAGCAAGCATCATCTTTTTAATTGAACGACGATCATCATAATAGTCTTCAATAATCCGTGGAATGACACCATCAATATCTTTACGATATGTACTACCGTTTGCTGCAACAGTATAAGGTGCTTCAACTGGTGGAGATGCGAGATAATATTCAACACCAGATGTTTCAGATTGAGATACCAAAGTTTCTGGTGACATATTCCACTGAACAATAATATTTGGATAGAGTGAATTCAAATCAAATGACACTACCCAATCATGTGCACCGACGTGTGGCTCTTTTACATAACCACCCGCAAACTTAGACTTTGGAGAATCTGGCCTTTCGACAAATGACACTGTCTTTTCTTGAAGAAGTTTACGATATATAATCGATTCCCATATTGCTGTAACACCAAATGTATCTTGGTAATTGACACCACCTTTATATGCCATCGTCATAGCAAGAGTAATCAGACCCATCTTGTCTTCAATTCGTTCAATGAGTTCCACGTCTTTCATGTTATAGTCAATATAACGTTGATAGTCATCTTTATATAGATTTTTGAGAGAGCCAGACTCTTCGAAAGATAACTTCTTATCACCAAGAACTACATATGCAATATGATTAAGTTTATATGATTCTTGTGGACCATACGAATAACCAAACTTTTGAAAAAGCTCGAGATAGTCAAGCTGTTCAATACCCTTAATATCGTACGCAACTTCTTCGCGACCACGTCTTGTAATATTACGATGGTCGACCATACCCCAAGGAGAGAACCGCTTGATGTGTTCTACACCAAGAATCCTCGCTGTACGATTAACAAGATATGGAACATCAAAGAACCGAATATTCCAACCCGTAATTACATCGGGACAATGTGATTCGTCTGCCCAGAATGTGAGAAATTTCTCGAGTAGACTTGCTTCATCGCGACAACGATAAAAACGCACAGGCTGAACAAGAGACTTTTCGGTATCAAAGTCACCGTAACCCCATACGTGATATAGCTGTGATTTACTTGATTTATAAGTGATCGACAGAATACGCTGAGAAGCTTCTGACGGATGCGGAAATCCATCTTCATATTCTGTTTCGATGTCAAATGTGCCTACATCGATAAACTCACGCTTAAACTCGATATCGCGAGGAAAGCGCTGAGTAATGTATTGTTGGATATAATTTTTGTTTCCGTAGATGTGCCTACCAGAAACATCGCGATTCATTTCAAGCCATTGCTTTGCTTCGCGCATATTATCCATCTCGATTGGTGCAATGTTAGTACCATCGAGAGATTTCCATCCAGTTTCTTTTTGCGCTTGTGTATAGAACACTGGCTTAAACTGAGTTTCTCGTTTATATATTTTTTTACCATGGGCATTGTATCCACGGTATAGAATTGAGTTGCCATAACGAGCAACTGAAGTATAAAAAGACATTCCACCTCCAAATAACAAATATTATTATACCATAGTTTTAGAGGAATGTAAACAACTAAATAGCAAAAGACTCCCCACAACCGCACGAAGCTGTCGCGTTTGGATTTATTACTTTCAAATAAGATCCACCTAGTTCTGTTACATAATCTATAGTGCAGCCAGCAACAAACATTTCTGCCATGTCATCAATACACAGTATATCATCTATTGTCGCACCTAAACCTTTCATCTCAGAAAGATTCCATTCATATTGAAATCCAGAGCATCCTCCACCTTTTACCGATAGCATAACATACTTATTGCTACTATCGACAACAAGTTTTTGCATATATTCGCGAGCAGAATCTGTTAAAGTAACGAGCAATTAACTAGTAGCTCCTCTCATAGCCCGACTGAGAGTACGCATTTTTCTACATTTAGGATACCAATCCATGGATTCCATTGCAGTAGCGGCAGCATCCCAATCACGCAAGTCGAGTGCCTCGTTCATCTCAGTGAATTCTGAAAGAGTTTCTGGGCCCATTCGAAACATCATTACCGCGAGAACATGTTTTACATCGCTTGGCCATGACGGATAATTTTCATAAACAGTTTCGCAATCAGTTTCTGCTTTGCGTAAATCTTCATAGAAGAGATCTAATGAATCTATAGGACTGCTAAAATCTCTTACATTAGTACCGACAGATTCTCCATAGAATGAATCATCGGGCGTAATTAGATGGCCTACTCCGACTACACGATACCCCAATTTATCGATGTTGATAGTATCGTTAGACTTTACCATTGCTGCTAATGCGTCTCTCAAATATACAAAATCTAAAGGCTGCGTATTTGATCCGTCATCTTCTAAAACTTCTACAACTGTTGTCATGTGTTTTCTCTCTTTATACTGGTATTTCTGAAATAGCGATTGCGCGCATTCTTTCTACAAGACGTTCTGCTCTGTTAGGAACCTGTGTATACCATAACGAATCAACCATCTCATCAGCTGCAGCGAGCCAATCTGAAGCTTCTACTCCATTTTGCATACCCTTAAATTTTGATAGGCGTGGTCGACCCATATTAAACATCATATTAGCAATAATGAGTTGAGCTTCTTCTGGCAAACTATCGAAGTTAACAACTTCATACAATTGACGGCAGTCGTCAATAACAGTTGCAACGTCTTGATCGAAACACTCATTGACTCGCTCTTCGCTAACGGGCGTGCCAACAGGTTGGCCATACTCCGGGTCGTCTTCTTTAATTAAATGGCCAATGCCAAAAGTAGGGAGACCGAGATGATCAAGGTATATTTCATATTTTACTCCTTCATCTACAGCGATTTCTTCACGTAGTTGTTCAATATTCATTACTAACCAGTCCTTTCCATATAACAATTGCGGTCAGGCTTTGTTTCCATCTGCGCTGCCCAATTGAGCTCTTGAATTAATCTATTATACCAGTTTTTATCATGCTGGTCATGTGCTTTATTCATATCATCTGTTAATTGGGCAATACGAGTTTTAATGTAATCTTGGCGAGTACTAGTGTTTTTTCTACGCATCATGTATTCCCCTTTACAAATGAATCGGGTATATCTTTTATGTTTGGTTTGTCACAATGACATTGAATACATACATCATTATGACACTCAGGACAATCTGGAGAATAGCAATGGCACCTATGTCCACAATTTTGACATTGACGTTCAGTACCCTTCATCGCTATTCTCCTGTTTTTTATTAGCTTAATTGCTCATTTTCTTCTTCGGTATAAGGCCACATTAGTTGATCCTATTTACCTGTTTCATGAGCAACTGTTCTACTTCCCAAATTGAATCGGCTGAACAACCAGCCTTTTTAAAAAAGTATTTCCAGAGATTATTTATCATTGTACGCCCTTTGAATTGTTACACGATTCAATTCTGCTAGGAGACTATGATAAGTATGGTCTGAATATTCATGCAATAAGGCTTTTGCTACTACTTCGTTTGCTGCACACTGGCGTGAAACGATCATAGACTTGCCAATTGATGAAAATAATTCTGCGATCCAGTTAAAAGAAAGTCTAGGCAGACTCAAGCTTTTTAGTACGATTGCGGTCATTTGTTAATTCCTCGTTTTTTCTGATTGAAATTTTACGAGGCAGCTTCTCTTCTGGAAGGACGACTTCTAGATTGACAGTCAAGATTCCGTCCGTTAGATCTGCTCCAGTTACTTCGGTATATTCCGACAGTCTAAATGACTTATTCCAATTACGAGCACTAATACCTTTATGAACATACTTATCTTGTTCACGCCTCTGAGGACGATCACCTTTGATGTAAAGGACATGGTCTTTTACTTCGATATCGATATGTTCTTCTTTGAATCCAGCCACAGCGAGTTCTAAAGAATACTTAAGTTCATCCTCTTTTACTACGTTATGTGGTGGATAAGTATCTTTTGAATGCTTGTGAATATTCTCAAGCTGATCAAAGATGTGGTCGAAACCAAGAAATGCGTTTCGCGGAAAAGCGAATGTTCCAGTCATATGTACCTCCATGACTTATGCAAGGTTAAAACGAGACCCGATTATCGGCATCTCTAATCTATATATAATTACTTTTTTCTAAAAGTACATAGCTACTTAGTCGAGCCAATATTATATTTAGGGCAAAGTTCCCAATTATTTTTTTCTTTAAATGGAATAATTTTAATCTGACGTAAAGGAGCAAGTGGTTTAACTTGCTGTCCGTTATCGATTGTGATTAAGCCCCAATCACTCATGAGTTGAGCGATTGTGTTACGTCTTGCAATATCATTTTCTTCAAGATTGGACTTTTTTCCATCGAGCAGAAATAATTCTTTAAAATGCACGATGAAATATCTACCTTGTTTATGCAAGATATGACAAGACTGAAATAATTTATTTTCTTTACGAGATGCAACGCCAATGCGTGTCAATGTTTCACGAACCTTTAAAAAGTCATCTGGCTCGTTTAGTATAACCTCGAGCATTGAGGCAGGTGTCCACTCTATTATATTGTTATTATTTTCTTCCACCTTTATAAACCTTCTTTTTCAATTCATTGATCTGTTCTGATGTGAGAAGGTTAGACACTTGGCGGGCTTTTTCGTTGCTATAACCATAGTATTGTTTAATTACTTCCACGTCATCAGAAACATGAGATTTTGTCCATTTCGAAAATCTTTTTCGTTTCCTTACTATATTTATAAGAAAATCGAATTGAAGACGATTGTCGAGGTGCGCATTGATATTCATCTCATTTGCTATAACAACAGTATCATTGAAATAAGATAAGCCTCGATTAACCATGAATGCGTTATAGCCTTTTTCCGCTATATCATCAATCATAATATCTTGTTTAGTGAAATTGATCGCGTTAAGATATTCAAAAGGGTTCATTACACAAACTCCACATTAGCCATGATTTCCGTCAAACATGCTACAACATTGAGCTCGTGATCAGCAACAAAAGCATTCTTATATTGATAATCGGCTAAAATAAGTACTAATTGAGGAATCGATTGTGGTTTAACTTTATCTGTCATGCTATCGTATAATCCACGGAAGATCGCAGATGCATCTGTGTCAATATTATTAACAACCCATTTGCGCATTTCTTTAAAGTTCTTGTCTTTAAGCGTTTTTACTAGATCCGCAATGGATCCACCCATATCAGAAGTGCTACCAGCAGCAAAACCCAAAACAGAACGTCTTTGAAGTTCATTGAGGACTCGCCGCCAATCCGGCGCATGCTTTGAGACAATCGGCAATAGATCTTTTTTATCATATTCTACTCCTTCACCATCAAGAATCGTACATGCACGTTCAAACATCTGCTGCATAAGCACAGCAGTGTTTTTCTTTGATGTGTTGAATTCATATACACCGCAACGAGAGTGTAATGGTTCAATGATACGATTCTTGAAATTACAAGTTAATATGAATCGGCAGTTAGATGAGAATTCTTCGATGAAACCGCGAAGAGCCGGTTGCGTTGACTGTGCATTAAGATAATCAGCCTCATCAAGGATTACAACCTTGATACCACCCTGTAATGAAACGGTAGAAGCAAACTGTTTAATCTTACCACGCAGGGTATCAATATTACCATCTTCTGAACCGTTGATGATAATCCAATCAAGGTTCAATTGATTGCATAAAGCTTTGGCGACCGTTGTTTTACCGGTGCCTGCTGTACCACTGAACAGCATATTAGGCAAATCACCGCCAGCTACAATCTTTTCAAACGTTTGCTTAAGTTCGTCTGATAAGATACACTCGGCGATTACCTTAGGGCGATAGCGTTCGACCCATAAAAAGTCATTAGACATTCACATACTCCATAATAAAATAAAAGCTGTCGGCTAACCGTTGACCGACGCGAGGCTATAATGCGACTAACCATAGTGTATTTATTAAGATTCCATTGCAGCTTCTTGTTCAAGATTTTCTACAAGCTGAATGACTTGAATACACTGATCACGAAGACCACCAATAGTAGATAGCTCTTCACCTTTAAATGCTCCGCGCTGAGTCATAGCATCGATAACCGCAACGGTTGAACGTGAAGATTTATTAGCCAACTCCATTAGTTGATTTTGTGTTGAAGATTCATCTGACATGTCATACTCCAAAAGTTGATGATTTTTCAAGTGCAATCCAATATTTGACATTAATGTCTTTGTTACTGAATTGCGAGATAAGTTTCGATGATATCTGAACTTCATAATCGCCCGGAAGCATTTTCAGATTACCAATATTAAGGATAAAGTTAAACAC